ATGTACACGGGAACTCTTACCGATTGCCAGATTTCCGGTTTCGAGCAGAAAACTTCGAAAAAGGGGGAAACCTATTGGGTTGCCAAAATTGTTTGGCTCGGAGGCAATACCAGTGTTCGGCTTCTCGATCCCTCGCAAAAAAATCTTTTCCCGGTCGGCCATTGGGGAACCGCTATTTTCGAGCAGGGTTTCAAAGAGGGAACTCGTGCCTGGTCGAATGAAAAGGGAAGCGGCAATATGCCGATTCAGGATCCGATTATTCATTGCCTGACTGATTTCAAGCCGAACAAGTAAGGGCAGGGCGGGTATGTCTGACGCTAAAGCAATGTTTCGTGATGCTGCGAATATCGGGGCATTCATCAAACAGTACGGTTATGGCATCGGGCATACCTTCTTTATGACTATCACTTTCAAGAGTAATCAGGATAAGTTGGCTTGCGCCAGTTCGTTTAATGTTTTTCGAACGTTCTTGAATAAACCTTCGGTTCGGTATTCTCATGGGCTGGATGATGCAAATTTTCACTATATCGCGGTTTGGGAACAGCATAAAAAGGGCGGTTGGCATATGCATATATTGGGGCATATTGAGGGGGCTTCTACTAAGAAACTCCGTGCGCTTACCCGTCATTTCCTCGGCGTTACGTCAACTTCTGTTGGCTTTATCAATATCAAGTGGACATATGGCCATGATATGCATGGCGTTCGGCTGTACATGACGAAATATTTGTCGAAGGATAAAAATAGACGGATTCATAAAGTCCGTTATATCAATTATTCACGGAATTGGATGCGGGCTTGTTGTCTTCCTTTTTCTTGGGTTGGTGGGCTTGCGGCGCAATGGCGTAAGGCTTGTCAAGAGTTGTTTTTAAATCTTCCTCATTCGTTTAAGACGTTCTATCATAACTGTTCATATCGATTGCGTTTGTCGGTTATGACTTTTTGGCTTTCCGGCCAATATGATGCGGCGATTGATCTTATTGCAAAAAATTTCCGTATGGGTGGAATGACTGATTGTATGCGTGAAGATCTTCGTCGTTTGAAATGCTTTTTTGATGAGGTGGGCGGTGTGATTTTTGATTCAACCGATTCGGCGGTTGCTGATTTTCTTTCGTTCTCGTGCCCTCCTCTTGTGGAGCGCAAAACGGCGATTTCGATAGATGATTCCGAATGTATTCCATTGAGGGGGTAAACGATGAAAAAGCGTGGAAGAAAACCGTTTCCGAAGCATCGAAAAAAATCCGTATGTATTTCCGTAGCCGTAACGATTTCTGACCGTGAGGCGCTCCGGGAGTATTGCGAGGAAAATCATACCACGGTTTCCCGGTTGCTTCGCTCTTCGATTTCTCGAGTACTGGATCAAACGCCGGATTTGTTTTGAAATGAAAGTTCCACGGTTCGAATCATTCACTTGTGCATGTTGCCAGGAGACTTTTAAGGTTTCGGAGGTGAAAGAGTATTATTTCTCGGAATCGTGTGGACGTGCGCGGACGTTCTGCGCTGATTGCTTTAAGCGTGGTCAAACATTTTCGCCGGGTTTGTTTTACAAGGAAAATTTCCGCTGTATTCCGGGCGGGTCCTGGAGTGGAAAATGAATCGTTTTGAGTATTCCCGTTGGAAAGTGAAACAGCTTGAACGGAAGATTTTGGACGCGAAGCCGTCGACGCCGGGAAAGAAAAAAGGTAAGGATAAGGGAAAATAATCATGTCTGATTTTCAAGTTTTTATTGATTACTCGTTTCCCTGGTTTATGGCGGGTTTGTTGATCCGGGTTGCCTGTTGGGTAATCGGTTGTTCGGTCGGCATGATCGAAAAGGGGGTCGGGGATGATGATATTTAAGTTCGCGTTTATGTACTGCACCATCATCATAACCGAAACGGTTAAATTTTCGGAGATGGTTGTAATGGCGGCGGTTTCCCGTTAGTGGTCTTCTCCGGCATGGTGCCGGGTTTGACATAAAACACCAAAGATAAAGGAGATTATTATCATGGTGAAGTTTCTCGGTTCTCTGTTTGGGTCGGCGTCTTTCAAAACCACGCTGGCGGTCGGGCTTCTGACGATTGGCGCTTTTGCGGCGAAAGCGGAGGCTGTGGTTCTTCCGTCCATCGGAACGGATGTCGGGAGCTACATCAGCGCGGCCATCCTCCTTCTCGGCGGCGTGGTCGGAATCGCGGTCGGGGGCTATGCGGCTTTCTTGGTCGTGAAGAAGGCGCTGAAGTGGCTCGGCAAGTCGCTGAGCTAATCGGCGTTTTCTCGGCAGGGGGGGGCGGTTTTTTTCATTTTTTCCCGCTCCCCCTTTTTCATTAATAAGGGGGGTGTATGACTGAAATCGAATTGCTTTCCGAAATCGTGGAACTCCTTCGGGATCTGCTTCCCCTGGTTCGTGTTTCCTTGGTTTTCCTGGGTTGCCTGTGCGGTGTCCTGTCTGCCTGGATGGTGTGCTATTTTATCAAAAATAGGGATCTTTTATGAAAAAAATACTGGTTTTTTTCCTGGCTGTTTTTACAGCCGTTTCCAGTTTTGCGGCGGCATGGTATGAGGGGGCGGAGGTCGACGGATTCGAGCGTTTAATGTCGGGCGGCGATATGTCCGGCTGGTACACGTTTGAAGCGGGTTACGAATATTTTGCTATTTGGCTTGATGTTTCTCCGTATGAAACCGGGGATGCGGCTTTTCTCGATCATGAATGTTACGATCATTGTCATATGAGCGAATACGATTTGATTGAACATGAGTGTCCTGGGGATGACTGCTCGCAACGTGGGGTTCATCATCATACAACTAGTTATAAGGGTTCGTTTGCTCCTGGAACATATTGGTTTTGGCTAGATGGTGGCGATTTTCAAGTATTCCGAAAAGCGAAATGTCCCAATACTCCGCAATGTAATTTAGTCGTTTGTGATCTCTGTCATGAGGATTATTGTACTGCTCATGAATCCGGTGTACATGCTCAGTTATGTAATGTCTGTGATCAGGATTATTGCGGTACCCATCTTTGCCCTGGTGAAGACCCCGTAGACCCCGATCCCGATCCGGACCCCGATCCGGACCCCGATCCGGACCCCGATCCGGACCCCGATCCGGACCCCGATCCGGACCCCGATCCGGACCCCGATCCGGACCCGGACCCTGATCCGGACCCTGATCCGGACCCTGATCCGGACCCTGATCCAGACCCGGACCCGGACCCGGACCCGGACCCCGATCCGGACCCGGACCCGGAGCCGGATGAATGCCCTAATGGCGCTGATTGTGCGCCGGGAACGTGTCCTTGTTGTAGACAGCGTTTTGCCTGTTATGTCCATGCTGATTTGCGTTTGCATAACTATGCATGTACTAAATGTTGGAAAGTTCATTGCGGTATTTGCATAAACAAGCCTCCGGCGCAGTGTCCGAATGCGTCTGATTGTAAAATCAAGTATTGTCGGGGTTGTGGTGGCAAGCTTTGTATCGGCGGTCAATATCATTTGCCGAGTTCTCATAATCACCCTGTACCGCCAGAGGGTGAAGATCCTGATTATGGTGAACCGCTGACGGTTGGGGAGTTTAATATTCCGGAATTGGCATTTGTTCAGATTATCAAAGATAAGCTATTTCCACGGCTTTCGGCTGAGGGTATTCCGGAACAAACTATTGTCGTTTGGTCGGGTACTTCGGCGGCCTGGCTCCCTGGTTGGGCGAATGATGCAATTGTTGACGCTACTACAACTGTAGTTTCGTTTTTCTGTTCACCTGCGTTAAACACTCTTGCTTATTGGGTGCGGTGTTTGTCGCGGCTTGTAATGTCAATTGTGTTTTTCCTGGCTGTGATGCGGTATACAAATAAGTAAGGGGGTGTAAAATGTCATTTGCTGATTTGTGTGAATCTCTTTGGGCTATGCTTGTCGATCTGATAAACAGTATGATTACTGTTTTTTTCGAGATGGTTGACAATGTTATGTGTCCGGTCTGCCAGGCATTGCCGGATTTGGATTTCGAAGCGGGTTTTCTTGTCCAGGCTTGCGGCTTGGCAAATAAATTTATCGCTTTGGACTATGGGCTTTATTTGTTCTTGGCTTATTGCCTGTATGCGTTGACGGTTCTTTTGATCAAATGGATTCTCGGCTTGATTCCGACTATCAATTAAAAAAGGGGGGGCTATGTCTGTTCTTTACCTGACAACCGGTCAACCCGGTAGCGGTAAAACTTATTCCCGTGTGCGGTGGCTCATGCGGGAGTTTTTGCCGAATTCGACCGGGCTTTATATTACCAATCTTCCGTTGAATGTGGAAAAAATTGCTTCGGAATTGGCTCCGAAACTGTGTAAAACTGCCGAAGAAATTGCGGCACGAATCCACGTGATTCCTGACGATGAGATGAAACGTTGGCGGTCGCTGAATGACAAGTCTCGTAAACAGGAACTTGCGCAGATGAAAGTTGATGGTACTTTCCCCCCGGTTAAGTATCTCGAATCTCTCGATCTCAATAATGCCAGGGTTGCGATTGACGAATTTCACCGCTATTTTCATAAAAAGGATAGTCCGACTGACGTTTTGCTCATGTGGAATGAGTGGTTTGCGGAAATTCGGAAAACGGGTTGCACCTTTGAAGCGATAACCCAGGATTTGGATCAGCTTCCGAGCGAATTTATCGGCAAGGTTGGTTTACGTACTGATCTTGTTCCTTACGGTTCGACCCGTGACCCTTTTTTGAATATTCCGATGGCTGATTATTATGAACTTCGGGCGGCTTATGCCGGGATTCGTGAGCAAAAAATCTGTCAAGCGGAATATCGAAAAGGAACTTCCTTTACTGGTCGGGTGAAATGGGTACAAAATCATATGGAGAAATTTACTATTTCTTCTGATTATTTCCCCTATTATAACTCTTATCAGCGTACTGAATCGACCGGAACGAAAGCGGCTGTAACTCTCCCTGCAGACCGATATAAAAAACTGACTGCGCTTTGGTTTTTGCGGCGGCATTTTTTCAAGCTGGCGGGGCGGCTCCTGATTGTGATCTTGTTTTTTTGGTTGACGTTCGGCGGCGGTGTAACCTGGGCGATTGACAAATTTGTTGTTACTTTAACCAAAGTTTCGGATGCGAATCGAAAGATGAAAAATAAACCATCGGAAAAGGTTGTTCCGGTGGCTCCTGACGCGGTTCCTGGTGTTCCTGGGGCTCCTGGCGCTCCTGGCGCTCCTGGTGTTCCTGGCGTGGTTCCTGTGGCTCCTCCGGCTCCTGATCTCTCCGGCTTTAAGCCTGTGATGTTTTTTAACGATGGGTGCTATTTGCGCTCCGGTGTGTTTGTTAAACCTGGATATACATTTAAGGGGGGTTATCATGATGGGAAGACTGTTGTTTCGGTTGACTTTTCGGCTCGGTCTTACGATCTCGGCGGGGATATCGTTTCTATGTATTAGCGGTTGTGCCGTTGTTAAACAGGTTGACCAGGAGGATCCTTTCCGGCGGCTTTACAACTCGGAGCGGCGGGAAGTTTCTCGTGCTTCGGAAGCGGCTCCGGCTGTCTATCTCACGTTATCGGCGTATCAGATGCCATTGTCAACGTTTTGCCGGGTGCTCTCGGATAAGTACAAAATCGGCATGGTGTTTGCTGATTCCCTGGGGGAAAAGCAGATTACGGCAGAATTTAAGGAAACCGATCTGCAATCTGTCTTGAACGTTGTTTCTCGGCAAATTGGGGTCGATATTGTTCGGGTCGGCAATTCGTATTTTATCGGCAATCTCCGTCCTGAAGATCGCGGCGTATTGGTGCGGCGTGTTCTGGGGTATGATGCTTCGGCGCTCTCTCCCATCGTAACGGCGTTACTGTCTCAAAATGGAAAAGCATCGGTAATGCCGAATGGGGTTGTTGTTGCAACTGATCACGAATCAGTGTTGCGGCGAATGTCGGAAATGTTTGATTATCTCGATACTGTCGATCCTGGCTGTTGGATTGTTCAGCTCTATTTTGTGGCTCTTCGGAAAGATAGGATGATTGAAGCGGGATTCGATATGAAATCTTCCGGCTCGATCTCTTATGATATACAATCTTCAACTGTTGCAATTGATGATTTGGATATTGAGGGGATGTTTAATGTTGGCGCTGATGCCAGTTTTACAGACGTGTTCGCGGCTCCGATGTTAGTTATTAGGGATGGTTCTTTAGGTTCCTGGACTGACGGGGAGCGGGTTCCGATTCCTCGGAAAACCGTTTCTAATGAAGGTACTGTTTCAACAACTGGTTTCGATTACGTCGATACTGGTTTTTTGCTGACTGCAACAGTCCGCGAATCGCGGCGGGGCGGGTTTTTGAAACTGGATATTAAACAATCGCAGATTAAAAGTTATGTCGAGTATTCGCCGGTTACTGCCGAAACTGCTTTACAGCTTGAAGCGGATTTAATTCCCGAAAAAATCTACTTACTGGGGGAGTTGAATACTTTTAAGCAAATCGACGCTCTCGAAAATACGACCATGCTTAACCAAGAAAGCGGCAAAACCTCGATGCAAATTTGGTGCAAGCTTTTCCGGGTGGGTTCCCCTATCAAATCCGATTACCCTCGGCAAGATCGTTTTTCCGCCGCACCTACTGGAGCGCCGGAAAAACGATCGCCGCAGGGTAAAGGGGAGGGGGCATTGGAAAAAGTGCTTTGAAATTTGTATTATGGTTTGATTGGGCTTTTTGAGATTTAAACGTAACGTCGCATAATATATGTTATGATAAGTTCAATGCAGGGAATTCGGGGAGGGGGGATATTGGGAAAATCCCCCCGGCTGATGCGATTTTGCCGATTTTCCCCGCCATAAGGATTGATAATGTCAACCTTTGCACTATCTTATAAGGTTGTCCTTTCTTTGACGGAGATTTCGTTGCATGTTGAAAGAATATGATGTT